CCTGCCTTGAGACTCGCCCAAACCTTGCCATCCTTGACGCGGTACGTGCGTTTTTCTTCCTCTGCTTCTTCCATGATTAGGTTCCCATCTGGCTATAGAGGATCGCTTCTGCTTGGAGAACCTTGTAAACCGTGCGGAAGTAGTAGTGCAGGCGCAATTGGCCCGTGTTGGCGGCGCTGTAGGGGTCGCGCAGGAAGGTAATATCCGGCGCAAGGCGCATCCCCATATAGCTAAAGTTGCCGAACAAGGCCGCCTTTGCGCTGGCGGCGCTGGTCGCCATCGTGGCGCTGTTATAGAGCGGATAGCCAAACAATTCGCGACGGCTCAAGGCGTCCGGGCCATCTGCCGGCGTCGGGATAAACTGGAAGTAGTTGCCGGTAAAGCCGCGGATCAGACCTTCGACGGATTTATTCAGCACCCAAACGGCGTTATCCTCGTAGCCCTGCGGCAGCGCATAGACCAATGACGGGATGTTGCCGGCGACAATCGGGTTGCCCCAGGCCACGCCCAGCGTGCCATTGGTGACGGCCTCGGTGACGAGCAGCGTGTTATGCGTTTTCGCCATGCCCTGCCCGACGAAGGTCGCCAGGAAGTTCATCAACTGGGCATCCTCATCTTCCATCAACTCCCAGGACAATTCGATGCGCTTGGTGTACTTGATCAGCGTCATCGCCGCCTGTGCCAAGACCGGGCTATCACGGTCGGTCGTGTTGCCTTCGGTCGTCGCCACAAAAGCGCCGTCCTTTGCGCCTTCAATCGGCACATTGACCGTCAAGCCCTTGCCGGGGATTTGGCGCACGCCAATCTTGGGGTAAAGCGCGTCCTCACGCAGCTTGCCGATGATCTGGTTGTACATGCCCACCGGCACAGCGAAACCGCCCTGCGCCGGCGTGCCTTCGGTCATCGGGTTGTTGTTGGACGCCTTGAGGCTGTTGATGCCGCCGGCGTCGCCGCTGCGGATGTAGTGGGCAAACGCTTTGGTTTCGTCGTCGCCCAGCTTGGTCTTGGTGTTCATCATGGGTACGGCGATGTCAGCCGCTTTGACCGGCTGTGCTTCAAGCCAGGTCATCACCGGCGCTAATGCTTCCGTCACCTGGCTCTTGACCAGGGCGGTCATTTCTTCTTTCTCCATGTCAATCTCCTCTTGAGTAAATTCAGGTTGCAACGCGTCCTCATCCGTCGCTTTCGTCTCTTGCACCGCGGTTGTACGGGCCGCCTCCGGCAAAAGCGCAGCAAAGCTCGGATTGGCTGCGGATAGTGACTTGATTAGCTCCACGCCGAGCGTACGCGGCTCGGCAGGCGTAGGCGTCAAGCTCATTTCGATGATCGGCCATTGCGTGATGCTCTTGCCCTCGCGCCGCGTCAGATGGCCCACGCTGCCGCTTGACCAGCCGATAGCGCCGCGCTTGACCAGTTGCAGCACCTGATCGACATAGGCTTTGTGGCGGTCGAGTTCGGCCTCGACCCACAGCCCGTAGTCGTCAGGTTCCACGCTCACGGTCTTGCCGATCACATGCTTCACGTCGCCTAATGTGTGGTCATAGAACACCAGTTTCGTGGGCGCTAAATTCAGCATGTAATCGGTAGCGGGCGTAAAGGTTTCGCCCGTCAAATCTTCGCCGCCAAAGATGACGCCATAGCCGCTCACGGTTGCGGTGTCAGCGGTCAAGGCTTTGACGTGTACCAGGCCGTTGTGCGGACGGGTGGTTGACAAGGTAGATAGGGTTCCACCGCCGGCGGTGGTAACGTCGCTGCTGAGTTCGGCACTCGTAGCGTCCTGGGCATCCGCGGTCGCCGCGCCGCCCGTCGTGGGCGTCCATTGGTTCTCAACTTGCGTCCACTCCTCACGCGGCGCAATCGTCACCGCGCCGGTCGCCATGTCCAGCGTGTAGGCCGCCTGCCAATAGGCGTTTTCGGTGCAGATGATCACCGTATCGTCATAGACCTCCACGCAGCGATCCTGATCGGCGTCGTCGATGTCGTTATCGGTTTCCGGCGCTTCCATGCTGTAGCCCATCGGCATCATGTCGTCAGGGTCGGCGATGCCCAAGAGCTGCTCCACGGCGTCCTCAACCAAATCGGCGCGGTCGTCTAAGCTAATCGCCTTAATCCTTGTTGCGTTCATCGTTGTTCCCTCATCCTGCTAAAGCCCTGTCAACCGCCGCCTGAAAGTCGGCCAAAATCACATCGGCGTTTTCGGTCACGTCAGCGGTATCGGTTTCCCAACCAGTCGCCGCGTGTGCACGCGTCTGCAAGATGCCGCTGCCCACAAAGGGCGCATAGGGTACGTTATTGCCCACGCGGCCCACGACGCCGTTACCCGAAACCGTGACCGCCGTTGTAAAGCGCCGGCCATACGTGCCTGTTCGGCGATACTTGCTCTGCGCCGGCGCTGGCGGGTACTTTTGCATCGGCCTTTGCAGGCGTAAAACGCTGCGCTGCATCGGCGGCACCAGGGTCTGCGTCGCCGCGGCGTTGTCGAGCTTCTTATAGAGTTGCTCAAGGCCGGTGATGGTTACTGGCATGATTTACTCCACGACAGGCCGTACAAAGCATCTACAGCCGGGATGCAGCGGAGGCGTGCCCCCACCGTCAAACGTACCGCCCAGCGTGGCCCGTGTGCCGTCCAGCGGCCCGCATTGTGGGCATACGCGCTCATCATTGACTGTTACCCATTCGACTTGACTCACGACGCCGCTCTCCTGATAGCCCTGCTTACTGCCCTCATAGGCCGCCCGCGTCGTTTCGGTTTGGGCGATCAGCTTTGCCCGCTGCTTGCCAAAGATCGGCGCTAGTTCCTGTTGCAAATCGCCAATCGTCGTGCGCTCTTTGAACCAGTCATCAACCGCCTGTTGCAAGCGCGCTTGCGTGGTGCTATTGATGCCCTGCACCAGTTGGTAGCTATATTGGCTGGCCCATTGCGCCGCCTGAACATGTGGCAAGCTCCAATCGAAAGCCATGCCAATCGTGTTCATCTGGTCAAAGGCCATCGATACGCCTAAGGAGCTGCTTTGCGTCAAATGGCGGCGCAAGACCTCACGCACCGGCCCACTGGTCGCCGTCACCTGATTGGCCGCCGCTCGCACCTGGGCGTCTGTGGCGTTGTCCGGCAAAAGCGTCTGCAACTGCTCGTCAAAGGCATCCGCCAACTCACGGCCAAACTTGCGCTCGATTTCCATGCGGATCTGCTGTTCGGCGTCGCTGTCCTCGCCGTCATCTGGCGCTAGTTGCAGCACCATCGCCTTATAGGCGTCGGGTGTAATCGAATCAGGGATAAGGAACGGGAAAGGGCGCATCTGCCGCGCCCGCGTCCTCCATCCCTAGAGCGGCCATCTTTTCCTCACGGTCAAGCACATGGCTGTGGAACAGGTCAACGTCAGGGCTTTTCTTGCCCTTTGCCCAGCGTTTGAGCTTGACGATCTCCGCACGCTTACCGGCGTTGTCAACCTGCGCCTGTTCCGCCAAGACCGGCGGCGAATGTTCCGGCTTCGGAACGTGCGTCATCTGGGCGTCGGCTTGCGCCTGTAACATCTGCTGCTGCTGTAGCAAATCGGCGTCCAAATCCTCGTAGGTGACGCCATCGGGCAGGTCAAGCCCGACCAGTTGGGCGGCGATAGACGGCTTCATGCTGGTGCCGACGTAAAAGGCATAAGAGCGCGCCCGCTGCTCCTCATCCTCTTGCATGGCGCTGAGGCGTTGCGGCTCAAACTGAAAGCGCAAGCCGGCTGGTCGGAATAGCTGGCGGTTGAGGTTGCGCTCAATTAGGCGACATTCGGGGATGATGGCGTTCATCAAAAAGTTGATTTCGTCCTGTTGCGCCGTGGCAAAGTTGGCGGCGTCGGCGGCGATGATGCTGTGCGGGACGCCCAGCGCCGTGGCAATCGACTGGCGGCTCTCGGTCGTCAGTTCGCTGTTGGAGAGCGATTCCAAGCCCTCGCCGACAATGACCGGCGTCACGCCTGCCCGTACCGCCGCCGTAGACCAGGCTTGTTTGACCCCGCTAAAGAAACGTTTCCACCACGCTTCCAGCTTTTTCACCTCGGCGTCGGCCGGGTTGCCGTCGATCGTCAGCACCGTCGCCTTGATCGCCCCCCGCGCAAAAAAGGCGGCTTTGAAGTCGGCCATATGCTGCAAGACCGCAGCATCGGCGATGGCGGCCTGGGCCGGTGGCGTACCCGGCTCAAGCTCGCTCATGGCGTTGGGCAGCTTGAAGTAGACAATATCCTCGGGCGTGAAATCGATGCCGACGGCTACGCTCTGCGTCGGATCGAGTAGACGGCGGAAGCCGGCAATGCCCGCCGTGCGATCGTACAGCACCTGGATCGTGTCGGGCGCAAACCAGCGCAAGCCCAGCGGCTGATTCCGCAGGTTGCGCGCCTTAAACCAATAGGCATAGCCGCACAGGCACAATGATCCCTCGGTCAATTCGAGCAAGTCGGTAAAGTTGTCGAGAAAGGGATAGACGGTCAGGTCGTCGCCGTCACTGAGGATTTTGGTCTCGCCCTTGAAGATGGCCCAGGGCATACTGCTCACGCGGTCGGCTCTGAGGTTGACACAAGCGTAGAGCCAGCCGACCAGGCTGTAAAGGTTGCGCGGCGTTTCGTCATCTTGGCCGAAGTAGGAGCCAAAGACCATCTGCCACTCGTCAGCCGTCCACGAGCTTAGATTTGCGGATTTGACTTTGGCCCCATCGAAGAGCATCAAGCGGTTCATGTAGGTGGCCCAATAAAAAAACGCCCACGGCCATTGCTGGCTCGTAGGCGTCGTGCGCTCTGTGGGTTATTTGATTAATTCTTTATTTTACTTCTTTGGTTTCGACTTCGCTAATCTCAATCAATTGCTTTAGGTCGAATGTGACCGTTTTTTGGTTGCGGCGAATTTCTAACAGCAGCATTACACGATTGACCCGTCCATAAAGCCGCCCCTGATCGTCGCGTAAGTTGCGCCAATCGTCGCCCTTGTCCGCCACCGGCGCCGGCTTCTTCACTCGCCGCCGCCAAAGAGTAACAGGCTGCCGGTCGTCGCCAGCTTGGCAAATGCGCCCGACGACGCGTCAACTTGGTCATCATGCGCCGCGTAGGGAAACGAACATAGCTCATCCAGGTACGCGCTATTCCATGCCCCGCGGCACAGCTTGACGTTGCGCGCCTCGCATTGGGCGGCAAACGGCATGGCCCGCACCTGCTTCTCGCCCGTCACCTTTTCGGCGTAAACGGGAAAGCCGGCCAGGTTGCGGATGCTGCTCTGTGCGCTCTCCAGGCCGCCGCTGCCCGGCTCCTGCTCCACGCCGATAGACACGTTGCCGCCGTCCATCTCGGCGGTCTGGCGCATGATACGCTCACGTGCCAATGCCGACCATTGGCCGCGCACGACATCTTCAATGTAGAACGCGCCGTCGTTGTCACGCGCTATCTTGACGCCACATGACCAGTCGCCGCCGCCCTCCGTCCCCGCCTTGTCCCAATAGCGGCAGCGTGCGGCGTCGCTGGGCGCGGCGTTGACGATCGTGAACCAATCGCGTTGGAACATGCCGCCGCCGGGTGGCGAGGGGTGGCCCTGATAGAGTGCTTCAAACGCGTAGCTGCCAAGCACCATGCGCCGCTCCGCTAGCGCCGCCTCATCATAGCGGGCTGGGCAGAGGGCTGCCCCCAACTCTCTGCCCAGCGGGTCGCCTGCTTCCGCAATAGCGGGTAGATTAACAACTGTCCAGCGCGGCCCCTCTTCTGAGGCCAAAATGCGCCCGGCTAGGTCACTTTCGTGCCAGCGGGTCATGATCAAAATTATGGACGCCTGTGGCCCTTGCCGTGTGAATAGGTCTTGCGAGTACCAGTCATAGCAGCGGTCACGGTAACTCTGGCTTTCGGCCTCTTCACGGCTCTTGACAGGATCATCAATCAGGATCAGATCGCCCGATTGGCCGGTAATGCCAGCGCCAACGCCCACGGCGCGGAAGATGCCGCCCGCTGCGGTCTGCCACTCTTCCACCGCCCGGCGCTCACGGTCTAATGCGATACGCCCCTCGGCAATGCGCCGCGCCTGACGGCTGAAACGGTTGGCGAGCGTTTGGTTGTAGCAGCCGATGATGACGCGTAGTTCTGGGTTATGTTCCAGCCGCCAAACCGGGTAGCGGATCGTGGTCTGCTGGCTCTTGCCGTGCTGGGGTGGGCAGAAGATCATCAGCCGGTTGATCGCGCCGGATGTCACCTGATCAAGCGCCGTGCGGATATAGCGCAGGTGCGGCCACTCCCACGAATAGCTGGGCGTCACCTGTGCCAGCCACTGATCAAAGGGCGGACGCTTACCTTTGCCGGTATGCGTGCCGAAATTGAATGGCCCGGTATTAAGTTTGGGTAGGTTCAGGGTCAGGCCGTTCATTGTTTAATGCCTGTAATAGCCGGAATACCTTATCGTTTTCCACGCCCATCAGCATCGCCACGGCGCTCGCATCCTGAAGTGTGAGCCATCGCTTGTCGCCGGCGTGTTCCGCCATAGCAACCTGGCTTTTGAGTTGAGCAACTATCACATCGAGGATCAGGTCGTTGATTTGGTCTTGCTTTTTTTGGGTCGCGACGGTCGCGACCCCATTGGCTGCAATCGTTTCCGCCTGCCTGCGCCATCCGCTAACCGTGCCTTTAGGTAAGTTATATTCTTTGGCTAAGCTGCTAACGGATTGCCCCGCCAAAAGCGAAGCCATCACCGCGGCCTTGACTTCCGGCGTATAGTCCCGCGTCACATTGCCCTCATGCTGTTAATTGACAGCACCTGTCAAAATGTATCCCCGTCTACTTGATAAACCGTTAACATTTATGCTATATAGTGGTCAAACGGTTTCTCGCCGCAGAATACAGGTGATACAAGGAATTCTCAGGGCGGCGAAAACCGTTTGCAGGGTCACACCTACATACCGACCCAGACTGGAGCAGAACATGGAACCAACAATCAGACGCCCGCTCGACCTGTCAGCCCGCCAGTGGGCCGCCCTTGAGCAGATTGCCGATGCGCTCGGCGCTCGTGAGCCGCACGGCCGCGGTCACAACGTGCGCGTGACCAAATGGCAACTGGTGATCCGCGGCATCGCCACCGGCCAATACGTGGTTACGGAGCGCGAACCGTACCGGCTGCCGGTCGGCTTGGCTGAGGCGGCCGCAGCGGTCGAAGAGCGGCAACGGGAACACGAGCAGGTAGAAAAGGCACGGCGCAAGCTGCCGGTAAAGATGCAGCAACTGAGCATACTCGACCTTGAGCCAGCCTAACGGCTGGTTTTTCTTTATGCGCCGTAAACCGTCCAGATCAGCATCCCCACGACGGTGATCCAAATCAGCCCCAAACAAATGTATTGGGTCGATGCTTCGCGGCGTACATGAAGCTCTGCCACGAACAGGGCGAGGCTGCAAACGATCAGGCAGACCGCCGCACGGCTCATGTTCGACATAGGCCATTACATGCCCGTAAGTATGCCGATGTCGGTCAGCAGGATGGCCGCCGCAAACAAGACCGGCACAAATGCCTCAGCAATATGCGCCAAGCCAAAAATCGCCCCCACGATGGCGAGCAACAGCGAAATGATAATCAGCGGTCTACCCATCACGATTTCCTTCCTCTCACAATTTGAGATTGTGCATGGCGGCCCATGTTTCAGGATCAACTCGACCTTTAGGCATAGGCGTATCTTCGCGGTACGTACCGTCTTTGTTCTGTAAGCGGATTTCAAGATGAAGGTGGACGCCGGTTGAATTTCCGCTTGTGCCGAGCAGCCCCACGGTATCGCCGGCGTTAAGGCGTGTACCCACTGGCGCGCCCGGCTCATCCAAATGGCAGTACATGGCGTAACAATCAAGATCACGATAGTCCGCCCTCACGTAATGACCATAGGCCGCGTCAAAGTCCGAATAGGCCACAATGCCATCTGCGATGCTGCGGATCGGCGTGCGTTGCGGTCTGTTGCCGAGATCGCAACCGTTATGACCCCATAGGCCGAATTGCCGATAGTCCGCCTCGTTTTGGCCCCAATGCTGGATAATCACCGCCCCAGGAAGGGGATGGACAAGATCCCCTCCCTGTATTGGAGTGGGTGGTATAGGCGCTGTAACGCCCTCGGAGATTGTCCATTCAAAATTGAGCCACGTTGACGTATGCTCGCGCGGGTTGCCATCTTTGCCCATGCCGATGCCCGACGCCTGATCGCTGGCGTTGCCGTCACTCACTTGGATCGTGTATTCCTTGAGCGATGGCCCCATGCCGTAATCGTAGTTGTACGTGGCGTTGGGGTCGTCGCGCTTACTGGTGACGGTGGTAGTCCCCGACGGCCACCACACGCGCAGCGTCACACCAGGCGTTTCCACGTTATCTTTCAGCACGCGCCCCAGGATGTGATGGTCAGGCCCGACCTGACTGGCGGCATGGTCAAGCCATTGCGCTTTGGTGATGCGCCAATAGCCGGTGCCGGCCGGCGGCGTCACGAAGTCAAATTCGACGCCGCGGGCGATCAAGCGTGGGTCAATATCACGCGCTGGTTCAGGCGCTGGGGTCGGCGGCTCAGGCGTGGGTGGCTGTGGTGGCTGGGGTCGTGGCGGTTGTGGTTGTGGCGGTGTGGGCATCGGTTCCCCTGGGCTGATGTAGCCGCGCTTGACGGCGGCCTTGAAATCTTCCTGCACCTGCGGCTTGTTATGAATTTCGTATTTGTCGCCGCGCCAACGATAGAGCGCCAGCGAGTAAATCTTTTGCGTGCCGGGCGTGCGGTTGTGGTCATCAACCGATTGGTAGGCGTTCTGCACCCAGCCGCTGTTGGCGTCTACCCAAGCATTGTCGCCCTGATCAGTCTCGGTCACATGCACCGGCCTTGTAGCAAAGCGCGGCGGGATGGCCTGAATCGTCTGGTAGATGACGGGGAAGTGCCAATACCAGCCCTGTACCTTTTCGGCGCTCCAAATCAGGTTGGGGTCGGCGCCATGCGTGTACCCATGCACCGCCAGGCCGTCACAATCACTGATCGGCGCTAACATGCGCTTGTAATAGGCCAGCCAATCGATGCCACTGGTCACGTCCCACGGCGCAACGGCAGCCGCCATCACTTCGCAATCAGGCCGCTCATAGGTGATGGTGCGGTAGCAGCCGTTAAAGCAATCGGCGTAATCTTCCGGTGCAATGGGGACGCCGTGTGGGTACTCCTGGGCGTGATTGGGTTCGTTGGCGATGATGACCACCTGCACGCCGCCTGTATGCGCCATGTAATCAGCGCAGCGTTTGGCAAACTCATCATATTGGCCGCGCAAGGGAATCGTGCCGTCTTTGCCGTTGTGCGCCCAATTCAGGCGCAGAATCCAGTTGATGTCCGGGCGGATCTGCGTCCAGTTCTGCGGCTGCGGGTTCTCGGCGATGGCGATTGACTCCACGCACCAGCCGCCGGCTGGCACAAGGGCGTGGCCGCTCTGGTCATGCACGGCGTAGAGTAGCGCCATTAGGCCGCCGCCTTGAAGCGAAATTCGTGGCAGTAGCGGCATTTCTCGTTGTTGCAGGTGTGGAATTGGTGGCGATGGCCGCTGTCCAGGATGCAGGGCGCGCCGCACGGCGTCTTGCCGGCGCAAGCGTGCGATATGTCGCGGGCGTGCGGGCGTGTCTGTTTTGGTGGTGGGACGGGTTTGGGAATGGTCATGCTGGTCGCCTGTGGAAAGTTTGGGCGACCGTTCTATGCAGCCTTATATGGGCTGTGGCGTGGGCGTCGATGGGTACAACACTGTAGGCCGCCGCATGGAACGGTCGCCTACAGTTATGGCAAGCCTAGCACGATTTGTTGCGGATGGCAACAGGAAGGATACATATCCAATATCTCTCATCCTTTTGGATTAGATGACCTCATCCAAAAAGCGTAGACGGCAATCATCCAAAAGGACGATCCGAAAATCGTATAGACATATCGAACGCGCCCCCAGACCGCTGCCGCCCCCGTCCCTGTCCCGCCGCCGCCGCCGAAACGGGACGGGTGGGGCCGCGTGCGCGTGGTGGCGCGCTGCCGGTGGTTATGCGATGTTGGGGTATTCGCGGATGCGGGCATCGCCTTCAAAGCCCAAATTCGTTTTCATGTAGATGGGTACTGCCGCTCGATCTGCCTGGTTGACCAAGTGGATCGTATCCCGCCCAGGCGGTATATAGGTCGGTGTCTGCGTTGACCAACTGGCCCCGCCGATCACGATCCAATCGAACATGTCGAGGCTGGTAAAGGTCAATCGCTCCATCATCGGCTCGCATGACAACCAAGCCACACCTTGATAGCCGCCGGCGCGAATCTTGCGAAAGGCTTTTTCAGCACGCTCGACCGCATATTGGCGATCAACGCTCGTTCCAATCCAGGTATTCGGCGGGTACTCAAATTCGGCCATCCGAATCGGGAATTTGGTCAGGAGCAAAAACGTCCATTGCGGATTGTCGGCAATCTGTTGTAAGACAGCCTCGATCCAGGCCGTAGGAACCCACTTACCAAAGAGATCGGCCATGCTGCACGTAAAGACGTTGCGAAGGCCGGTGCGTAGGATGGGATCGTCCACGTCATCCAGGTTTGGCACTTTGGTATTCGTAGGAGCATTGAGCCGGTGTGGATAAAAGGAAGGTGAGAAACGATCATCTTCCGGCATATTCAGATACTTGTCATTAGCAATGTCGCGGGCATAGCAGTAGGGGCAATTGTGCAGACAGCCAGTGATCGGGTTCCAAGACCATTGCGCCCACTCGATATTGTCGCTGCTCTGGCGGTTGAATTTGCTGTTGCCGTCGCCGGCATCAAGGGCGATGGCTTGCTGGGCCTCATCTAAGGCTTCCCACTCGCTTAATGTGATCCAGTTTTTATTGACGGTCAGCGGCAAGTCGGCGCGTTTTTCCTTCCTCGCTTCCTTCGCTGCCTGTTGCACGTTCTTATTGACAAGCTCAATCAACTTCTCGGCCTTTTCAAATTCTCCTCTTTGCTCCAACTTTTCGACCGTTTCCTTGACAGCTATCATTTCGGCAACCTGAAAGCCACTGACACCTAATTGCGTTCCAACCTCATTACGGGCTTTTCCATCGGTCTTTTGTGGTGCATTTATATGCACTGCCAACTCAGATTCCGTTGCATGACTCAAGCGAAGGCGCGCAATTCTTTGCCGATCCTCGGCCCGTATCTTCTCAATCTCGATCAAGGCCGCAGCCTCCTGCGCGAGCTGCCAGTTGTTCTTTAGGCGCACATGGTTATCGGCAATCAGGGCGGCCAGCTTATCTGTCTCAGATTCAAAACGATAGATCGTGGCATAAACAAAAGGGATGCCGAGGATGATAGCGGCATAGTAGCGGCGATGACCGCCAATTATGGTCATGTCGTCGGCTACGATCAAGGGATGGATACCATTGCGCCGCACGTACTCGACAAAGGCATCAAAGTCTGATGCGAGGCGAGGATCGCCATAGAATTCATTGTTGCGTGGGTGCGGAATTAAGCATTGAACATCAATGAATTCCTGGGCAATCAGCGTGCCATTGTTACTCATATCAACCTCATCTGATTTGGGGCGACTTTGCGCCCGCCATTGAGATAATGCTCGGCATTCGCCCGCCATTCAGTATAGGGAATAATCCCCTCGCTGCGGCGCGTGAGATCGACCTTTTCGGTGTGCAAGCCGTAGGTCATCACCCACTCTTGCAGTTCGCCAAGCTCGGTGCGGATAAAACTCCTCGACTTGAGACCGGCCAGATGATCCATGTGATCCAGAAGCCGGACGGTCAGCCATTCAGGAGGATCGCCGTTGTAGAGTGAGTCTATCACTCCAAAATGGCGCTTGTAAGCATTGAGCGATAAATTGAAGGCGAGGTCAATGCGCTGAAAGCGGACAATTTTACGCAGTGCATGAAAGAGGGGAAAGCCATCCAGCGCCTCCTTGATGCCATTCACATCAACATACAACATGCCAAAAATAGGCTGATAAGGAAGCGTTTCAAGCCAGGGCTGAACAGTCTTCTGGTATTCGCCCCGCACAATGTCGCAATCGGCAAGGGGAATCTTCTTTAAGTCCTCGATATTTACCTTGTTCTTATCGCAGCAAAGTTGCCGGAACCGACCTGGAAAATGCTTCTGGAAGTGGCGATTGAGAATAACAGGCGATCCCGCTTCGCCCTTGTCGGTGTAGCCTGATCCGGCAGTGGCGTCTATAACTGCTAGGCCGCTATTCGGGTTGTTTGCCAAAAGACTCGCAAAGCCGTTAACGCAACCATCCAAGAACATCTGAAGATGGCGTTGTTTTTGCTGCGTATGTTTGCTCTGCCCATGCGCTCGTCTCATTATTTCCTCTCCTCCGCCTCTTTGCGGTCAATCTCAAGTAATGCCCTCTTCGTTTCGTTTGGCGTATCCCGCCTCAGCCAGAACGTCCACCGCGCCCCCGCCTTGTTCGCCTTGCGCTCAATCAGCAGCGGGTCGTCGGGGCTGATGCGGTACTGGTACGCGGATCCGCGGCTGATTTCGATCGTCATTCGTGCCCTAATCCCTTCGCTAATGCCACAAACAATTCGTCATGTTCCTCCCGCGTCAGGAATGGCATGAACACCTTATGCGCTAGGCCGTCGATCAACTTGACCAATAGCTCATGCCGCAGCCGCACCACATCGCCAACGGGTTCGGCTGGCGGCTGGATGACCGTGTATTCGGCCTCAATGGCGTCAGGTTCCGGCAACGGCCCCGGCAGTTGTTTCGGCTTGGGCGCTTTGACGGGCATGTATGGCCTCACAATCGCCATCGCATCCTTGTAGCGCAGCCGCCCGTCCTGGGCTTGCGCCTCGGCAATCACCGCCGCTACCGCCTCATCCGGCACGCTGGGCGCGGCCAAACGGCGCACAACCGAAACCGGCAAAAGGTACAAAATTTGTA